GTAAAAAATACACCGCTAGCGACAGTAGTAGCAACTACTGTTGGAGACGTTGTTGTTCTTCTATAAATTCTAAAATCAGCAATTCCAGGAGCAGTAGAAGATCCGTATGTACCGTCATCGATATTGCTCTTAACAAATATTCTACCTGCTGCTAATGATGTGCCGCCAGTATTGTCTAATCCTGCAATAGCAGCGTGTGCTGATGTGAAAACTGGAGCAACCATCGTAGTCCAAGTTTTTGTAACGTTGTCGTAATATTTAACAGACCAGTCAGCGCCATTATTTGGAGTGGTGGTCTTTACATACACACTGCCCGTGGCAGAACCGTCTGTTCCAAATTGTGGAAACTGGAAGTGCGGCGCTACTGCAATTTTTACAGCACCATAAGTTTTAGCAGTTAGACCTAAAGTAGCTAATGTGCCTGCGGTACCGTTAGATAAAGTGATCTTACCATCGTATCCCGACAAGTTATTAGAAATTGCAGTTGCATCTGCATATAGATATAATCGAATACCGTCTGTCTTTGCGCCAACTCCAGCTTGTGGCATCTGCGAGTTAATTGCTGTTGCAATATCTTGAGGAGTTGTACCTGTAATAGTAACTTGTGTACCATTAATAAAAAATGTAGAATTGCCTACTGGAGTTCCGACTAGTCCTGTTGCAACTGGCCAGCTTGTTTGCCAGCAGTTACTTGTAAATGTATCAGAAGCAATTGGAGCACCAAACGATGTTTCAACTGAAGATCCGACTTTAACCCATACATTGCTGTCATTTTTGAACCATAAAGTATTATAGTTGTCAGATGTGGCAACCATTGCATAAGAACCAATTGTTCCAAAACTTTGTATAGGCTGTCCGCTGGCTTGTGATATAAGATTATCGTCGTTGATAATCAACGGTGTTTTATTTGTAAACACTTTTGAAGCAGCATTCCATTCGCTAACACCAAATTTAGAAGATGTAGTATCTATCCAATATGCGCCTGAACCCGGCTCGCCTTTTGGTTCAGATGTCTTTTGTACTAGTTCATTTAAGTCTAGATTTGCTCTAACAATGTATGATCTAGAACTTACACCTAATGTACTATATGCAGCTTGTAACCCGTATTCATTTAATTCGCCACCGTGTACTGCATTGCCGTTGCTATCAGTATAGAAAAGTGGAGTACCAAAGGTATCAGTTAAATCACGTTGACTTGTAATAGTCCAGACTTTTCCAATATTGGAAGCTAGTGTTCCGGGTGCAATTGTGCCGGATGGTGTGGACTTGTTTGCTTTAGTTGCAACAAAAATAATAGGTACGGTGCCAGGAATTGCGGTGTTATAAAAACTTTCGTCAACTACTGTTACTTGTACGCCCGGTGAAGTTAATGCCATTTGTAAATCTCCTCGATGGATTATCGTTTGTAGTATTTAGTGGTTTACTATTTTTTTACCAAGTTAAATACATATGAAAAGGGCAGGAAAAGGGCGTGAATGAGGAAACTATGTAAAAAATGCGACAAACGACCAGTCGCAATTAATTACTATAAGGAGGAGAAACCCTTCTATAGGTCAACATGCGACCATTGTGCTAGGGGTAGCAAAGAAGGATTACCGAAATGGTATAAATCGGGATACCGTCAAAAAAATAAATGCGACAAATGCGGATTTATAAGCAAATATTTTCAACAGTTCAATGTGTTCCACATTGATGGAGATTTAGATAACTGTAGGGTAACAAATCTTAAAACAGTGTGCGCTAACTGTCAGCGAATACTGCACGGCCTTAACTTACCGTGGAGACAGGGAGATTTATCACCTGATTTTTAATAGCCGCAAACAATTCGTCAATGGTACCGTTATTAGAAACTGTAACATCAATGTCTCCACCTACCCATGCTGTTTCGCTAGCATGAATACCTAATTGTTCCAGTCGTCGACGACCGATACTCCATCCAATAGTTTGAGGACCTGAGTTAGCATTTACTGCATCCTGATACCATTCTGGATCTGCGCCACGTGTTACTCTGATAACTTTACCGCCTGCATTATGAATAGCTTTAATTTCGTTAGGAAATCTAACATCACTGATTACAATATTATCAGTTGTCTTACGCATTTTGTTTTCTACACTGGCAATCCAAATATCGTCATGAAAGCCGTGCCGGCAAACTTCCGTGCCCCAGTACTGCAATACCCATCGAGGAGTAAGATTTGATTTATCTAGTCTAGCAGACCACCATGGATCGACTTGTTCACGCCACTCGCGGGCTTCTTTAGTACGGCCTTCTAGTAGTGTTCTGTCCCATCCGAAGACAGCAGCGACTGCATCTTTTAATGTGTTTGCAAAACTATCTCGTCTAAATTCGTGAAAATTAACCAAGTAATCTGCGGCTGTATCTTTACCAGAACCAATGAATCCAACAAAACCTATAATCATAGTATCTCCAAGCGATACTATAATTTACTATAATTCTGTATAATTGTCAATAGTTTTTTAGCCAACTACAAAGGTAAGTGGTTTTCCACCGTCTTTGTAATTAATTAGATCTAGTTCTAATTCAGCTAGTTCGGCTTTTCCCTCTGCTTTTAGGGCCGTGCCATTTAGTGTAGTACCACCTTGAGGGCTGGCGATAGTACCAAATTTTTCTCGTGCATCACCTAGTATAACCTTACATGTTGCTAGAGCATAATCTTTTAACCAAATACCAACATACGGATCACTAAACAATGCAAAATCTGGTCTATGATTGTATAACCATAATAAAATTTCTTCCTGTCCCCGTGGTCTTTGTAAGATAGTAATCTTCTTATTTGTAGCATTCCATATGAAGTCGATTTCGCTTCCGAACATTTTACCCACTAGCTTTTGATAGCTTGCAAATGCATAGTATGTTGCCAGGCCGCCCATGTTACTAGCACTTAACAAATAGGTGTTTGTATATGCTAAATTAAATGGTTCAAAAATTGTACCGCCACTGCCTCCGCCGGTGCGCGAACCGATACTTCTACGAAAAATTTGTCGAACTTCCATTACTTCTGATGGAAGAATATATTCGTTAACATCTTGTTCTAATATTAAAAATCCATAACTTTCTTCTGTGCTAGCCTGACTTCTTTGTCGAAATTTTGCCAATGCACGATCTATAGCAGTATTATAGTGCTTGGGATCTAGTTCTATATCAACCATGCCATCACCTAGCATGTTTTTAATATAATTAACTACTTCTTGTCTGGTGTTTTCTAGTTCGCTCATACGAATATTTAGCTATAAATACTGTCACTATGCCACGCTTATCACTATACCGCCCAGAAAAAGGCAACGATTTTAAGTTCATTGATCGCGCTATTAATGAGCAATTCCAAGTAGGTGGAACTGATGTACTCCTTCACAAGTATTTAGGTCCAGTAAATCCTGACGTGGGAGAATCCACCCCAGGTGTTCCGGTGAATACCAATCCTATTGGAGAGCTAGGAATACAAGATTTAATATTTTTAGAAAATCGTGATAGACATTACGCATCAGATGTGTATACTATTCGAGGCATTTATACAATGCAAGACATTGATTTTAACCTTAGTCAATTTGGGTTATTCTTGCAAAACGATAATATAATGATTACATTTCATTTACAATCAACAGTAGATGCAATAGGTAGAAAATTAATGGCAGGTGATGTATTTGAATTACCTCACTTAAAAGACGAATATGCGCTAGACGATGCAATGATTGCATTAAAACGATATTATGTTATTACTGAAATTTCTCGGGCAGCAGCAGGTTTTAGTCAAACTTGGTATCCACATTTGCTGCGAGCAAAATGCCAACCGTTAGTTGATAGTCAAGAATTCAAAGAAATTTTAGATGCTCCTGCTGGCGACGGAAACAAAACATTGCGTGATGTAATCAGTACATATAATCAAAGTATTGAAATTAACAAAGCAATTATAGCTCAAGCCGAATTAGATGTTCCTTTGTCAGGCTACACAACTGATAATTTATTTACAATTCCATTAAATGCAGATGGTACTGTAGATTATGCCGATACTTCTGAAGAAGATGTAACTACAGACGCTACTGGAATAGATGCTAGTGCTACATTAAACAACCCCGCAAAGAGTTTATACGTAGGTTATTTGACAGATGATGCAAAGACTCCGAATGGAGCGCCATATACTTTTGGTACAGAGTTTCCGGCAGGACCTAGTAACGGTTCGTTTCATTTGCGTACTGATTATTTCCCCAATAGACTGTTTAGGTATGATGGTAGACATTGGGTAAAATATGAAGATAATGTTAGAATGTCCTTGACAAATTTAGGTACCGCAGAAACTTCTGTCGGTGGTACTTATGCTGGATCTCCAGTAAGATTGAATCAGAAAAATACATTTGTTAACAATAATACCACTGCTACCATTGCAGGTAAAATTATTCAAGAAAAACAAGCATTGTCAAAAGCACTTAGACCAAAGGCAGATAATTAATGAGTGACTATTTTTACGACGGTCAGGTAAAACGATATCTGACACAATTTATGAGATTAATGAGCAACTTTAGTTATAAAGATGCTAAAGGTCAATTGGTTCAAATTCCTGTACGCTACGGTGACATGAATCGACAGGTTGCTAATGTATTAAAAAAGAATAGCGAGAACGTTATTCAAAGTGCTCCGTTTATTGCTTGTTACATTAAAGATCTACAACATGATCGAAATCGTATGCAAGATCCATCGTTTGTTAGTAAAATGCAAATTAGAGAACGAGCATTTAATGAAGATACTCAGACATATACATCTTTACAAGGATCTGGATATACTGTAGAAAGACTAATGCCTACTCCGTATGTTGCTACGTTTTCGGCAGATTTATGGACTACCAGTACTGATCAGAAATTACAAATTTGGGAACAAATCGTTGTATTTTTTAATCCTAGTTTAGAATTGCAAAGTACAGACAACTATATCGATTGGTCTAGTTTAAGTGTTGTAGAACTTACTAACCAAACATTTGAAACTCGTACAGTTCCTCAGGGATTAGAAAACGATATTAGTGTAGCAAGCCTACAGTTTACTTGTCCTATTTGGATAAATCCGCCAGCGAAGGTTAAAAAATTAGGTATTATTACAAAAATCATTTCTAATGTATTTGTAACAGATGCTGTGAATGGAGTTGTTGCAGAAGGTGCATATAAAGATATGTCATTAACAAATTTGTTCACAGGAGATTTAGCAATAGGAAAAACAGTTGTGTCGCCGGGCAATTTTGGACTAATAGTGTTAAACAATGCTGCTTCCCTAATTCCTATCAAGGAAACAGTGCCGACAAACGAAGTATCTGTTGCTGATGTTATTGGAAAACAAAATTGGTTTGGAATTTTAGATCTTTACCCCGGAGAATTTAGGGCCGGATTAAGTCAGATTAGACTTAGTCAATCAGATGGATCAGAAATTGTTGCGTATGCTAGCCTTAATCCTTTAGATGATTTTTCAATGAGTTTGAATTTTGACAGCGATACTGTACCTAGTAATACTATTATTAACACACGCGGTACAGTTGATGCTATTATTGATCCTCAAAAATTTAATCCGACAAATAAAGTTGCCGGAACACGATACTTAACACTTGACGATATTAATCCAGATGCTAACACATACCCCGGATACAATGGGGGTATCGCTTGGAAAAATGCCGACTTCTCGGACCTGATAGCATCAGCAAACGATATCATCGAATGGGA